AGTAGCGTGAACATTGCTATTAGGCACTTTGCTCTACGATTTTATCCTCAAAAGAAAACATCGTGGCTCTTACGCTCTCCAAGATGATACACGCTACTAAATTTACAAATTCTCACAGTTGAGTAGTAGACTAATTAGATTAAAATTAGATTAAGATACTGGTATAATATGACCAAACATATCTGTTGTAAATTCTACTTTCTTTGTGCGAGGACTGTGATACATATCAAAGTGAGTTGCCTCTGCTTTGATGCAGTGCATCGGATGATGACCACGACCACCAGCCCAATTTCTCCAACGTACACGTATGTCACTACGAGTACACTTAAATCTTGCTACTGCAAGTTTACGAGCAAATTCTAAATTCTCTTCGGAGTATGGAATATAACGTGCCATACTTACAAAAGGTTTAGAATCTTGAGTAGTTGATAAAACATCAAATGGTGTTTCCATAGCTATCCTTCCTATGTCCACTACTCAAATGTGAGAACTTGTTTTAAACTGTACCTATTATGAACCACGCAGATTAAAATATCACGCTATTTTTTATGTCTTAGTCTAAAGTGTTTACGTTTTAACATTGCATTCCAAAAACCTGACATTTGAGGACTGATTCCCTCTGGAAATACAGGAAATTGTACTACTTTTAGTTCACTTTCATGTTTAACATTTAATTGTCTCATTTGTTCAGTAGTTAAAGTTGATCGTTTTAAATCTACTGGAACATTGATAAATTTAATTCGTTTTGCCATGTTACCTCTCAGAGTAAGCATGATTCATAAAAGGTACAGTTTAATTGAATGCTATTAGTAGAGAGCAAGTTTGTTAGACTACCAAGTTTTATTCTTTAGTCTAAGTTCATTTAGTTGCACCATGTCTGCATACATTTCCTCAAGATCACACATTCTTACATTAACTAAGTCTACAAGACCAGTTATAGTATTTTTTCTTGACCAGTTGGAATCTGTTGCCTCCAACAAGTTTCTTAGCGTGTTTCTAACAGTTTCAGCGAGTTGACGCTCGTTTTTAGCTAGTCTAGTTGAAACATTAACGTCAACGCAAGTTTCACCATTAATAATCTCATCAATTATCGGATGTATCATAAGACCTCTATTAGTTGAATGTTAGTAATGCTCTCAACTAATAGCATTCAATATACTTCAGATTCAATTTTCTAAGATCTACTGAATTACAGATCAAGTAGAATTAGTAAATGATTTGTAATTTGTCTTCAATTATACACGTATTAATAAACATATCAAGTTAAAAATCATTCAATTTAGATTTTAAGCTAATTCATAAAAAATATTGAACTAATCAAAATGATTTTAAATAGTGATACTTATTGAAGTATCATTTAAACTATTTGATTTGTCATTTCAACTGTCACCATTAGATCATATCCAAAATGATATATCAAGGTTTTTTTTCATTCGAGTGCATTTTTTTTCATTAGCGTGTATTTTTCAACGGTTTGCTGGCGAAAAAACACAGATACAAGAGAAAAACACACAGCTAAACACAATTAGCTTGCACCTGCTTACACAATCTGATACCCTCTCTCCATTTACTGCTACCCTGCAAAAAATCTGAAAAATAACTTGCTACTTTTTTGAAAATGTGGTACGGCTTGGCGCTTTTTTAAAATATGGAAGGGGGAAAGCCCGTAGTTCCACGTATAATATACCCCTTCACATTTTTTTACTAAATATTCATCCAGACGTTACTTGTCTCTTTATATTCATTACTCATAACACCTTGCACAAATCTTTCAAGCTCCTCATCCTTCAACCTGTCTTTACGAACTTCCACTTCCATCTCGGCATCGGTCGCCATTTGTTCGACCCAATATCCCACAGCCATTTGAAGAGCGTCCAATCTATCGTCATGGATTAACGCACCTTTATCTTTTGTAATACGTGTCATCTGGTGAAAGAGCATATACTTAGCCTGACTTTCACTTGGATAATTTTGAACTGTCTGTATATCTTTTTCAATCACTTGTGGATCTATAACGAGTCGATGTTGATTCATTACAGGTTCAAGAGTATCTATTATTCTTTTTTCTTTTTGAATATTAGATCTAACTTCTTCCATAGTAACATCATACACTTTTCTTAGTATAGGTTTCCACAGTTCCATGAACATACCATCACCAAAATTTGACTCTATCAGGATAAGATTTACGTTATTTCTTCTGGCAATGACTGATAGTGTTTGTAGGTTATCCTGTTTATACCCTCCTTGTAATCCTCCACACTCTGTCACATAGAGAATACCATTTAACATCTTTACTACTGCATATCCTGTTTCATCTCTTCCTCTACCACTAGGATCTACGGAGAGTACACTACCTGTATACTCTAACCATTCTCCTATTTTTGTTTGAGGAGAATAATAACCATCACCGGGCAGTCCGACATTTGGAAGATCTGTAAGTTTATGTTCTGGATCTTTTGACCACACAGGTTTTTCAGGTGCTTTTTCTCCGTCCAGAGACATTACAATCAAGTCATTAAGTTTAAGAGGGTACTTATCGGCATCAGAAAGACTTGTATCTAACTGGAACTGTAGATTGAAGCCTGACCTACCGTATGATAACTCTCTTTCTGTAAGATCTTCGTCATCAAAACGTAGAGGATCAGTAGGTTCACCTATTTTATTTGATTCAGCGATTAATGGAGCTAATTTATCACCATATCTCACCTTTTGTTCATTTGTAGGAAACCTAGAAGGCCATATTCTTACTGAATAACCTCTCTCTGGAAGTGTTTCATACAGTGACATCTCTGTTTGAGGAGTTCCGAGATAGATAATAGATCCTTCTGGTTTCAGAATAGCATCAAATTCTTTAACTGACTCAGACAATTTATCTCTCATTGATTGAGTCATGGAGTTATTAGGAACCTCCACATCATCCGCCACGATAAGATCTGCTCTACTACCGGCTAACTGTCCAGTTATACCTACACTTTTCACTGACGGGGAATGTGAAGCTAATGCAGGGCCAACATCGAATGCTACCTTGGACTGTCTTTGACCTTCTCTTGATCTTAGATGTTGAAGAATAGGTATTTCGTGTATAAGTCGTTGTGTAAAGGTAGAAAAGTCATCAGATCTAACTTTTGATGCTGATACTACCAGAACTTTTAATTCTGGATCAAGAAGTAGTGTATGACAGACGAATGCAGAGGTGATATAGCTTTTACCTACTCCACGAAAGGCCTCTATTACTCCACGTTTAGGTTTATTCTGTAGAAATGTAGCTATATCATATTGAACTGGTGTAGGATCAGGTAAATTGAGGTGTTTCCAACAGATAAATAAGAAGTTTCTAAAATCTTTTAGTTTATTATCCATTAATTACAGTATATATTTTAAATAATCTTTAGTTATCCATTTTATCCAATCAAATTTATTAGATGATAAAGATATATTTCTGTTTATCCTCTTTGGTTTAGCTAAAGGAGATATAATAATTGATTCTTTCACACATGTTGGACAGTATGTTTCCATTGTCTTAGAACTAAAGATTAATTTACAACCTTCTACCCGTTTACAAACTTCTACATCGATAACCTCGGTAGCATATATAGTAATAGGTAGTATAAGTACTAAGATAGTGATTAATATTGATTTCATGTTTACCTTTTATATATGTTTAACCCTCCCCCCATAACTATAAGGGGAGTTAATTAGTCATATATAATAATATCAATACTTTAACTATTTAGGCTACTTGAGTAGATTTAGTAGGTGAATACTGTGTATTTAAGTTCTCTGAATCATCATATGTACCTTTATTACGTACTCCTTTAATCTGTCTTGGACCATAAATAATCACTTCATGATAGGCTTCAGGTTTAAATTCTTCTTGAGGTACTCCACTTTCTTTAACTTTGGTACTATCTGGATGATATTGTATTAAAGATGCTGAGTAGCCTCCCTCCCTAGCTATCTCTGTGAAATCACCTGATTGTATGAAAGATGATAACTCTTCCATATTTAATTCACCTCTACGTGTAGGATGTCTATGTTGCCATCTCCATGTCTCTTCTGGGAAATATGGTTTTTGACCGGGTAATAGTTGAGTAGGATCTCTTGATTGAAGACCTAAATTACCATCTTCACCTACGACAGTTTGTTGAGTTATTAAATCTGAAGCATTCATCTGTGTATCAATTACTTTTCGATGAAAGGAGGTTAGTAGTGCCTCTCCCTCCTCTTTTGGAAGGTTCTTAATCTCTCTAGTTATTATTCTTTGAGTTGCTGCTATTATATTTTTATAATCTTTTGGATCTCTAATCCATCCTAACTCATATCCATAAACAGCTATATTTAAAGGTGACTCAGGTGCTAAGTATACTTCTACTATTTCAGGTTCATATACACCACCATTAGCATCTCTAATTTCTTGTATCTCAGTAGATCTAATTTCATTCCAATTCTCATCTTTACTATTTTTATATATTACTGCATCATCAGGATCAGATGTAAAGCTACTACCGCTTCCATAATATCCTTTATCTCTTGCTGAATAAGGTTTCCCGGTATTATTAGGTTTCCAAGGAGCAAACTGTCTTTTACCTTTTATTTTAACAAAGGTAGGAGATCCATGAAAAAATTTCTGTGGTCGAGGTAGGACTTCACCATTTGCAAATCTCTCATGTTTATTTCTATGAGTCATTAAATTTCCTCTTCCCCAATGTATTCTTTGAATAGCATCATTATAAGGTTTCTCAAATATCAGAGAATTTAATTCTTCCCATTCATCTACAGCCTTACTAGCAACAGAAGTAGCAACAGCAGTACTCCTTACTTTTTTCACTGAAGATTTAAATAATTCTTTTTTACCTCCTGTAAAACCTTTTACTCCGGCTAAACCTCCTCCAGAACTTCCACCTTCTAATATCTTATCTTGTGGTCTAGATATTAATTTCTTTTTCTTCATATTTAATTAGTTAAAGATGTTTTACCTGTTGATATATCTTTATCACTTGGAAAGGGCATACTTTCCATTAATTGTTGTAGGGCATTATCATTAATAGGTATAGCCGTTATATCATTATCCTTTAAGAAACGAACTGCTACTGCTAGGTCTGCTGGTTTAGCTTCACCAGATTGTATCTTAGCTAGTAGTTCATCTGCTACTGCATCATATAAATTATTAAGTTTATCATTTTCCATTTTTTTTTATATTTTAAGTGCATAACCAAATAGAGATTGATATTCCGAATCACCTTTTAATTCGTATTCTCTTATTGTTCGTCTGTAATCCCTTTCATCCTCTTCAGCCTCTTTTTCTTTTTTAAATTCTTTTTTTTGTTTAATATCTTCTTCTACATATTTATCATATTCTTTCATCAATCTATTCATTTCTTTACTGCCGGGAGTCCTTTCCTTATGATACTGCCATTTATCCATAAATAGTCTAAGTGGACTATCACTCTCTTTATTATCCATAAACGCATCTATTTCTTTAGTTCTTTCTTCTTGTCCTAAAGAAAAGAGTTTTTTCCAGTACTTATCAAGTTCTATTTGTAACCTATGATAGTCCTGAATGAAAAGTTCATGATCAAATAAAGGATCTTCTGTCTCTATTACTTTATTTCTTACAGCCTCAAGTCTCTTTTCTTCTTTAACTTTTAACTGTTCATTAAGTACTCTAGCGGCCTCTCTTCCTTTTTCCC